TTCGCAACTGGTTCCCGCTCACAAACTTGCCCAGCGTTACGGCGTTAAGTGTTTGGCGTATGGTGGTCCGGGGTCGGGCAAAACACCGCTTGTGAACACAGCGCCGCGCCCCGTCGTGCTTGTATGCGAACCGGGCATGCTGTCCATGCGGAATTCAAACGTTCCGTGCTGGGTAGGCGACACAACCGCACGCATCCAAGAGTTCTTCACGTGGGCATTCTCGTCACGCGAAGTACAAAACTTCGATACGCTTGCCGTTGACAGCGTGTCGCAAATGGCTGAAATCGTCTTGGCTGAATGCTTCGCAAAAAATCGCGATGGCCGAAAAGCTTACGGCGATATGTCGAAACAAATCATGGAATGGCTCGATGGTTTGTTTTTCATGCAGCAAAAACACGTCTGGCTTATCGCTAAGGAAGCGGCTTACGATGAGGTTTCCTACACGATGAGCCCGGTTGGCATGCCGATTCAAACTGTCACGAAGAAGAAAACCGCCTACTTCCCTGGGCAAGATTTGAACATCAAGGTTCCCCACAGGTACGATGAGGTTTTGCACATCGGCCGGGCGAACATCAACGGCCAAGACCATCGGGTGATCCGCTGCTGGCCGACAAACGAAATCAATGCGCGTGACCGTAGCGGCAATCTCGCCGAATACGAACCGCACGATTTAGCAGCATTGTTCAAAAAGGCAATGCTCTAACGGCAGGCGATGTGCCGCAAACATCGATTCTTTGCAAAGGAAATAAAGTGACCCCCTTCAGTTTCAACGCAACCGGCATTCCGCCCGCGAGCGCTGACGGCAGTTCGTCCCTGCCCGTTGGCGAACACCCCGTGACCATCACGGGCGGTGAGTTCAAGGCCGTCAAGGACAAGCCCAACGCCGGCATGCTGGTGTTGACTCTCACCGTCTACGATGGCCCGAACAAAGGTGCGTCCGGGCCGTGGCGTCTGAACCTGTACAGCGATTCGCCGCAAGCCGTCGAAATCGCACAAAAGCAGATGTCGGCGCTGTGCCACGTGACGAATACGTTCATCGTCAACAACGTGGAAGACCTGTTCGGAAAGCCGTTCCTCGTGTGCGTCGGCCCGCAAGCGAACAACCCGCAATACACGCAAGTCAATGGCGTGAAGTTCCTGGACGGCCGCGACCCGGGCAAGCCCGGTGCAGCACCGCAGCAACAAGCACCGCAACAGCAAATGCCGCCCGGTGGTTTCGGTCAACCCGGTGGACAACCGACGCAGTTCCAGCAACCGCAAGGGCAACCCGCATTCGGCCAGCCGCAACAACAGCAACCGCAAGGCGGCAGCTTCGGTCAAGGCGGCTTCGCACCCCAGCAGCAGCCTCAGGCGCCGCAAGGAAACGGCTGGGCTCCTGCACCCGCAGCGCCCCAGCAACCGGCGCAACAACAGGCCCCTGCGGCTGGCGGATGGGCGCCGCAAGGCCAACAGCCCCCGCAAGGCGGCGCGCAAGGTGGTGCACCTCAGGGCTGGGGCGGCGGTCAGCAGCAAGCGCCGGCAGGCGGGCAACAGCCCTGGGCGCCCGGTCGGTAAGCTGTCGCAAACCGTGCAACGAAAGGGCGGCGCTTTGTCGCCCTTTCTTTTCTCAAAGGAAATCGCATGAACTTGACGCAACTTGCCGCAGCAAATGCGCTCATTCAAGAAATTGAAAAGTGCCAAGGTCAACTAGCGGATATTGAACTTGCGCTAGGTGTCACTTTTCGCGGCCAATATCAAAACGATGAAATCGTCGGCCTTGTTCGCCCTGTGATCGTCACTCATATCGACAAGAAAATTCGCAATGCAAAGGAACAACTTCGGCAACTGGGCGTTGAGTGCAACAAATGATTGATTTCAATCAGTTTGGCATTCGCGCGAAGGTTTCCGCTGAAATCCTCGCAGACATTGACGCATATTGCGTGAAGACGTATGACGATGGGCCACGCAAACACCTTGGCGCGTCGCTGATTGGTCATCCGTGTTCGCGTCATCTATGGTTTATTTTTCGATGGGCCAAACACACGAAGCAAAGCGGCCGACAGTATCGGCTGTTCAACCGTGGGCATCGTGAGGAAGCCCGCTTTATCGAATGGCTGCGCGGCACCGGCTTTACTGTCTTCGAAACCAATCCTGAAACCGGCAAGCAATGGCGCTTCAGCGCGTGTGAAGGGCATTTCGGCGGTTCGTGTGATAGTAAATTACTGCTGCCGCCGAAATACGAATACAAAGAAATCACGCTTGCGGAATTCAAAACAAACGGCACCGGACCGGCATTTAGCGCATTGCTGAAGGATGGTTGCGCGTCTGCAAAGCCGCAACACATGGACCAGCAAAATGTATACGGGTTTCTCGGTAATCACGAGTATTCGCTTTACATGAACATTTGCAAGAATGACGACAACATTCATTGCGAATTGGTAAAACTGGATTTGCGTCGTGGTTCAGACTTGGTGAAAAAAGCTGAAGTTATTATCCTGTCACAAACTCCGCCGCCTAAGTTGTCGCTAAACCGAACGTCCATTGATTGCAAATACTGCGATCACAATCAAATTTGCCACGACAACGCGCCGCTTGACATCAATTGCCGCTCTTGCATGTACGCGCAACCGATTGCGGGCGGGCAATGGTGGTGCCGCGGTTATAATGCCGTCATTCCAGATGACGTGATCGTCAAAGGTTGTGGCAACTGGGCTGATTGCCGCAAAGCATAATGTTTCAAGACCGCTGGTATCAAACCGCAGCAATGAATGCGGCGTTCGAAATGTGGCGTCAAAAGCCTAACGCCGCGCCGCTCATTGCATTGCCCACAGGTACAGGCAAAGGCGTTGTGATCGCCCGAATTTGTCAATACCTGCTGACGCAATTTCCCATGACGCGCGTTATCATGCTGACGCACGTCAAAGAGTTGATTGAACAAAACGCGAAGAAGCTTCGCGAAGTCTGGCCCATCGCGCCGCTAGGCATTCATTCGGCCGCACTCGACCTTCGCGACACTGTGCACCCGCTGCTTTTCGGTGGCATCGCCAGTGTGAAAAATCGAATTTCCGATATCGGAATGCGCCACGTCATGATTATTGACGAAGCGCATTTACTATCGGACGACACGGATTCGATGTATCAAAAGGTCATCGCCGAACTGCGGAAGCTTTATCCGCAAATGGTGATTCTTGGTTTGACCGCAACGCCTTACCGCACAGGTTCGGGCATGTTGACAGATAGCGGTTTGTTTACCGACATCTGTTTCGACATGACGGACGTGAAGGGCTTCAATCAACTGATTGCAGAAGGCTATCTTGCGCCGCTGCATTCGAAACCTACCGCAACAGAATACGATTTGACCGGCATTCACTTTCGGGCCGGCGAACTCAATCAAGACGAGATACAAGCGCGCGTTGACCGAAAGGAAATCACGCGCAAGATTCTCGAAGAATGGGTGTATTACGGTCAAGACCGTCATTCATGGCTGTTTTTCGCGTCTGGCATTGAACACGCCGAACATGTAGCGGAATCGCTACGCAAAGACTTCAACATCAGCGCGTTTGCCGTCACAAGTAAGACCGAAAAAGGTTTGCGCAAAAAGGCAATCGAAGCTTTCAAGAACTTCGAGTTTCAAGCTATCGTTTCGAACAACGTTTTAACAACTGGTTTCGATCATCCGCCAGTCGATTATATCGGCATGGGTCGCGCTACGATGTCGCCGGGCCTTTGGGTGCAAATGGCTGGCCGTGGAACTCGACCGTTTGCCTGTCCCGAATGGGTCAAGCGCGATTGCTTGCTGCTTGATTTCGCCGGCAACCGCAAACGCCTGGGGCCGATCAATGACCCCTACAAGCCACGCAAAAAGGGCGCAGGCGGCGGTGATGCACCTGTCCGCATTTGCCCCAATCCTGCATGCGGTGTGTACAACCATGCCGCTGCGCGCGAATGCTACGCCTGTGGGCATGTGTTCACGTTCAAAGAAAAGCTTCACACTACCGCAACAACAGAAAGCATGCTTAAAGATGGCGTGCCGTTGTACGAATGGTTTGACGTTAATCGAGTGCTTTACAGTATTCAAAAAAGCAAAAAGCGCGAAGACGCGAAGCCTTATTTGCGCATAAGCTATGTTTGCGGTCTTCGCCAATTCACAGAGAACATTTTTCTTGACGCTGGCGGTCGCGCAGGGCATGACGCACGTGAATGGTTTCGCAAGCGTCACGAGTATGACCCACCAACGCCGCAAACATGTGCGCCGTTTCAATCTGCGACGCACGCAGCCCTTTCAATCAGTCAGCAATTCCGCATGCCACGCCGCATCAAGGTGCAGCTAAACATGCAATATCCGCAAATTCACTCCGTGGAGTTTTGAACATGGCAACAACTCGCGCCCGCGCATCCAAGAAAGCCGCTGCGAATTCCAGCACATTGCTAAACGCGGTGAAGTTTGTTGCAATGACGCAAAAGGAAATCGGAAACGTTTTCGAAACACATTGCGCGATTCGTGCGGGCTGGATTGCCGCTACGAACGGCATTATGACCATGGGGGCGAAAGTCGTGGACGACCTGACCGCCTGCCCACAGACAGCCCGGCTTGTCCAGGCGCTCGCCCGGTGCGGCAGCGAGGTTGCCATTACCCAAGCCGATTCAAGCGCGCTGACGGTCAAATCCGGCC